TGTAAATGACTGTGACAGATTGCTTATGTTCTCACTTGTAACACCTGAGCGCAACTGCATCACCTCAGAATACTTGATGATAAATAACTGGATATTAGCTGTTATATTGTCATAACAAACACCCTCGCTATTTATTACCTTGATGGTTGTATTCTTGTTTATCCACTCTAAGGCACTTTTGACGATAATAAGAGTTTTACCATCAACAGTATTCTGCGCCTGTCCGGTTAAACGCTCAACATCCTCTTGTCCTATATCGCCCAAAACCGTCATATAACCACCCCTTAGGCTGTAGTTTTCTTTGCCTTGGTCTTAGGCTTCTGCTCCTGTGCCTCTGTGCTATTCTCCTCAGGCTTAACCTCAGCGTTATTCTCTTTGGCTTTAGCCTCCGGAACGGGAACATCCATACCCGCTCTGTAAAACCTTCCGTCATAAACTACAGAATAATCAAATTTCATAATGCAAACCCTCCTTAAGCCACTTCAATAGCAAAACAGTCATCCATTCGCTCAAACGTAGGAAGTGTAATCTGAGAAACGGTAGTCTTGGTATTGTCAGGGTCATCAAGCACTGAAACTGTAACTGTAATACCTGTATCAACAATAGATACATCCTTATCAGGTCTGTTTGCAAGTGTTCGCTCATCAGGTGTAGTTCCGTACCAAGTTTTGCCAATTGTACCCTCAGGTAACATCATAACAATGTTATCAGGGTAGAACTTCTTTGCTTCGCCGCTCTCGTCCTTAAACATCTTGTTATAGATAACAACTGATACATTCAGTTCCTCTTCGATATAGCTCTTAACCCTGGCAGATGTATAGTTAACATTTGCAGTGATATTCTGCGCAAGTACACCACTCTGTACCTTCTTAGCGACCTTGATGAGGTTAAATGTACCCTTTGACATTAAGAGAATAGCAGGTCTCTCCCCACTCTCAGCCTCTTGAGCATCCATAGCGTTCTCAAGGTCCCTGATAGGGTCACAGGTATCAGCCGCTGTCCACTTATCGGTCTCCGTTTCAATCTTAGCATAGTGTTTAGCCGCCCAAGAGCCGTCCGGGTCATAGTTGTATGTATAGTTAACACCGTTAGCATTAATATTAATGCCCATCTTGCCATTTAATGGTGCTAATAACTGCATTCTCATTCTTTCAGTCGCTACCTTAGCACCATCAATAAGAGTCTGTGCATCGTCATAGATGTGGTTAAGCACCTCGGTTGCATAAGGGTCATTAGAGTCCTCTACCCTTAAAATCTCCTGTTCGTCCTCCTCAGACACCAACATAGACTCCTTAAAATATGGCATCTTTGTCTCACTTACAGATACGCCTATTCTGTCCCTAAAGCTTGACTTTGTGTCAAAAGCAGAAGGCATAAGCGAAACAGGCAAGCCCTTGTGTCCCTTAATCCACTTAACATCAAGACCGCCCTTTTTATCGGCAGGGAACAAGCCTTCGCCGAGATACGGTATTGTATTACTGCCAGCCTCTGACCAGTTAGCAGCAACAGCATTTGAATTATAAACATCAGATAATCTCATTTATTAAAACCTCCTTTTACTCTGCCTTCTTGATTGGAAGGAATGTAATCTGTGGGAACTTTGTCTCATCCTCAGGCTTTACAGGAAGCTTATCCCTGTTGATAAAGCCGTGAATAACTACAGTACCATTAGGGTTATCATCCTTATACACATCATTCAGAACTACACCCACATTGTCAATAATTGTACCTGCTACTATGACACCCTCATCATTAGCATCAACATCCGTACAATCGTATGGAATAGCAACAAAGTGGTTATTAGCAAGAATTATTTTGCCCTGACCTACCGAATTTGTTGTAAATTTCATCTTACTACCTCCTTAATTGGTATAATACTTTAATATTTCGTTACTCTTTTTTAGCTGTTCAGCTCTTGCCTTACCAAGCTTTTCAGCTATGTCAGTGTCCTTCTTATGCTCGTTGTCGGTACTATTGCTACCGCCAGGAGTTCTTCCTGCACTCTTAAACTTTTCGTTGACCTTGCCATCCACAAGCTTATTGACAAGCTCATTTAATGCAGCTACCTTTGTGTCAATCTCTTCACTATTGGCACCCAGAACAAGGTCTACAATCTTCATAGCAGTGTCGCTACCATCATCAAGCCCAGCCTTCTTAATAGCACCAACGGCATAGTAGCGGTTTTCCTTTTCGGCAATAACTCGCTCCCTCTCAGCAAGCTCATTAGCACGTTTCTCATCATCGTACTTTTTCAGCTCGTCAGCGGTCATTTTTTCTTTTTTCATTTTTTCAAGCTCTTTTTGAAGGTTTGCACTTTTCTTGCGCTCTTCTGCCATAGCCTTGTCTAGCTTAGCCTGTAGCAATCGTTCAAGATCCGTATTGGTACCTTGTTTATCCCCCTTTGTGCTGTCATCAGCACCCTTGCTGTCGCCCACACCGTTATTATTACCGATAGTACCATCCGCACCGCCAACACCTGCACCTGTGCCTGTGCCTCCATCAGCGTCAAACATCGGCATAAATCTCTTAAACTTCATCTTATTACCTCCTTATTCCTTATAGAAATATAGTCTGCCTCCGTATAGAAGACATAAAAAAGCACCTCCATATAGAAAGTGCCTGTAAACAATATAAATCCCATCCCTATCCCTCGTACCATTTCTCTAACTATTAGATACGCATTACCTTGATAACGAAGGCAAGCTTTGACACTCACCTTCGCTAGAACACAAAATTGATTAGTTTTAATATCTTTGCTTTTTTATTTATGCATATTATTATTATTAATTTAAATTTTTTGATGTACATTCTTAGTTGATCAAACACTACTGTTTGTTATTAAATACTGTTGTTTTTGTTGATTAAACAACGCTTTTTTTAGTTGATTAATCAACTGCTGTTTAGAAATTTTATTACATTCGATTCACTCTCAGCGCCCTATATTCTTCCTACGCACCCAACGGCACCACCTCCCAAGCCTCATGTGCTACTCCGCTCCCACCTCGTCAGAGCTTCTTTCACTCATAGATTTGCGGCAAATTATAAGCAAATTAAAAAAGCCCTTGTTTTAAGTACCTTCAAACAAAATATAATGCTGTAGCAAGTTATAAGCAAGTTAAACTCACTACTAAAACTCACGGCGTGAGTTTTACATATCACACCGTGCGTTTAAATACTCGTTTTCGTGAGTTTAAACACGAAATTCGGCATTTTTTGTACCAAAATTGGTTTTAATTTGCAATTTTGGCATATATGTGTTTGACCCAAAGCCCGAAGGTCATTTGAGTTCGTTCACGCTCAGTTATTGCCTCTGTCGTGTATCGCCTCGTACTGCAGCAACGGACACGCTTCACACTCTCCGTTGCAAGCCTCCTCATACGATTCTACAACATTGTCGTCTTCGTCTTCATCATCCTCGTTCCATTCTTCGGCATTGTCGCACTCATCCATTTTACAATACCTCAGCACTTCCGAAGGACAAATCTCAAAGCTATTTTCACATATACAGCTTACAATCTCTGCAAGCTCGTCCTCAAGCTCCTCACTTATAATACCGCTGTTTATGATATCGTAAATGATATGGCTTGCCTCGAATCTTGTCATTTTGTTACCCTCCTTAGGTTGTTTATTGCATTAAAAAAACACCTACATAAGTAAGTGCTTTTTGCTATAATATCTACATAACATTCAAAACAAAATTTATAAAATCATCCCTTAATTTCAAGTTGTAATGCTCAAAATAATAAACAACTCTTGAATCAAACTCATATTCTCCAATCGTGTATCCTAAAATCGGAATATCCGTTTGTTTACTAGAAATTATATCGTATATATAACTAGATGAATACGCATCTGGCTTTAAGTCCTTAAAAACTTTTTCAATTTTATTCTTTTTTTGAACATCTATTTCTTTGCATAGAGTTCGTAAATCAGAAGCGGTTTTTATATCCTTAAATTTAAAGTCAATTATCCTCATTATAATCATCTCCTTGGATAAAACACCTCAAAACGCCCATCTCGTATAGTTTTTTCACTACCAACATAATAACTGTAATCGCTATTAACGAATAATAGCTCTGTTGGCGCTTTTACTATTATTCCTAACTCATTTGCAAGTAGCTGTGCAAAACAATCGCCTGAATCGTCCGTATTACCTGTATTACACGCTAAAAGTCTTATACAAGGCTTATCATCCTTAGATTTATACGCAGCTAAAAACTCGCGATAGTCTTTTCTGCCTTTTAGTATAGCAGAAAGTGTATACGCATCTATGTTTCTTTCTCCCTCTGTGGTGTCTTGCTTAAAAAACTCAATACTGTTTGGATTTCCATGTGATACAACATCATAACAATCTTTTTCCTTCTCAATATTTTTAGCCATGGAAGGAAATTTATTTATTTCTGTATCATAAGAGAATGTAGGAAGTGGCTCGTTTTGACCTCTTTCAATAACTGCCTTCCTCTCTTCTCTTGACATTTTCTTATATATGAAGTCAGGCGTTGCGCCTGCATTCTCCTTCAATTCCATTATACCACTTCCGGCGTTATTTGCAACATCATTTTCGGTATTATTTGCTTTTGTTTCCTCATATTTAGCCTCCTTAGGCTTATCAACTATACCTAGTTCCTTCTTAACCTCAGCTACACTCTTATTAGTTGCCTCAGCATACTCCTCAACCGTCATTAGCTCATACTCTAAGAAGCACCTACAGCGGCAATCATTTCTCGCCGTTCCGCTTGAGCCCGGACACTCAGCAAACACTCCATGCTCTAGTTCAAACTTATCACCGACTTTGACAGTAACGCCCTCCATCTTCTGATGGTTTGCCTTACCGCTTATTTTAGTCTTCCAACCCTTTGAGGTGTGAATCCTGTGTTGAGGTCTTACCCTCTCATCCTGCATTGTGCGCCAAGTCTTAGTATATATTAATCCGCTATCTGTCAAGCTGTCTGATATATCTTCGGCACAGTCATTAAAGCCGCTCTCTTGTACTCTATGTACTTCGGTTCTTACGATATTCATAGCCTTGCCGTATGAGCCGCCTGTTCCGTTATCACCGCTTAAGACCTTGTTAACGCTCTTAGCCATCGTGTCATAACGCTCACCTGTCATTAAACCTATGTTTATCTGCTGTTTGATATCATAGATAACCTCTTTCCTATGCTTTTCAAGCGTATCAGGCAAGGTTAAACCGCTTATAGGATTCTCGACAGCCCTTTTCATCACCTCAGGGCGTAGGCTTAACCCTTGTAGCTTATTGTTAAGCTCGGTATTATTAGCACACTGCTTAACCGCATCTATCATACCGGTATAAGCCGCCTTGTATGTGCCTTCAACCGTCGCTCTGATTGTCTTTGATACATTTGGAGTAATGCTGTTAAGATGTTGGTCAACCTCTTGCAAAAATTTAGCATACCTTGCCTTTTCCTGTAATAGTGCCACACTTAACTCACCCTTGTCATTAGAGTAGTCTGCGTACTCATTGGCAAGGAAGGCATTGAGGTCTTTTTTAAGCTCTCTATATATTTTTTTTACCTTTTTCTCTGTGTCAGCCTGTCGGCTCTGCTCCACTCGCCTCAATTCTGCCACATAGTAGTCAAGTGTCTTTTTATCGGGCATATAACCACACCACCTACTCCACTATCACTGTATCGTCATCCTCATCATCTAAAGGAGATATTGAACTCATCTCCTTATCAATCATATCCATCACATAATCCACATCATCAACAAAGCTTAGCTGACTAAAGGCAACCTCCTTAGGTATGCCTGAGGCAATCAAGGCTTGTACCGTCTGAGCCTCTGTAAGAGTATCAAGAGGGAAGTTTCTTGTAAACTCCATTGTTATTTGCAATGGATCTACCGCAATATTTTTCTTCCTCCACACCGAGCACAGCAAACGCCACATATATTGTGCCGCATCCATCATTTTAGCCTCAAACATACCGCATTTTGCTTCCAATCCGTGTAGCTTAAACTTAAGTGATATACCACTGGCACTACCAAAACTATCATCATTCAAGTTAGGTGTCTTGCTGAATCGGTAAATGTTGTCCTGTAGCCTGTCGAGGTGATGCTCTGTATAGCTATCATTGATATCCTTAGTCAGGAAGCTTACTTCTGCGCTCTGTGTGCCTGTGGACTGTATTGATATAGCCCCATTGTGCTGTGCATCTCTAAGCGTGTTTTCATCTATTCTGATATTTTTAAACACCATATAGGCATGAACAAAGCTCTCAATCTCGTTGCTGTTGTCTGATACAACTTTATCATAATCATCTATGAGAGATAGTACCTTTTCAGCATCGCCCATAAGCTCCCTGTTATTTGCTATGCCTTGCAACGGACAATAGTCAAACAGGTGTTCCTTAACCTCAATAAACTCTAAGCGGCTCAAATAACCCTTGAAGAAATAGATGTTTTTATCGTCATAAAATTCTACAACCCACTTTTTGACCTTATTTAAGTCTTCAACCTCGTAATACCTAATGGCATACTCAGGCTCGCTTATGTCAGTACTGGATAGAATGATTGTCTCATAGCCGTGTACCGCCATAACTCTTACATCACCCTCGGTATCAATATAAAAAAGCCTGCCTGCATATCCGTAGATACTGGCAAACTTTGTTATGTCCATATCCGTACCAAACATATTATTACGTGTTGTAAAGTCTGTAACAGCCTTAGTTGCTCTGTCTACAGCTCCCTCACCGCCTGTTACCTCCTCCGCCTCTTTGCTCTTGCTGTAACCATAGCTTATCGGCTTGCCTGCAAAATAGCCTGTCTTAAAATCAACTATTTCACTGAAAAAGTCATTATTTATCTTGTTATTTATCTGATCGTCTTTAAATGTTGGCTCTCTTCTAAATATAGGTACCTCGTTCTCAAGTGTCCTATATCGCTTATACAGCTTTTTATTATACCTAGCATTATAGTAATGCTTCTTAATAATCTTGTATAATAGCTCTGTTGTTATGGCATCGCCCTTGTTAAGCTCCGCTATCTCAGCCGTATAGTCAGGATAAAGCTCTATACTATTTCTGCTCAAATTTTCACTTCCTCTTATCTCTTAAGTAGTTGGGTAGCTCTCGGTCAAAGCCTATAAAATGCCCTTTATCATCAACCATAAGTCCACACCTAACACATACATATATTTTACCGCACCGTACTCTTTTGTGCTTACACATATTCACCCATCACAGCCTTGTCGATGCACTGATTTTAGTTTCATTTTGTAACTGTTCTGTGGCATACCTAAGAGCATCTATCAGGTGATTGTTCTCATCGCAAGGCTTAGCCATAGCATTACCGTATTTATCCTCTAACCAATGGTACTGCTCAATTTCATTCTTAAAATTCTGGCAATCCTTATGAATGATTATTTCATACCCTTGTAGCCATCTGATACCTCTGTTGATACTGTTCGGTCCTTTAGCGGCAGGAACAGCATTAACATTATTCAATGCAAGATGATCTATCGTCTTGGGGTCTGCACTGTCACATATAACAATTTCATTGCCAAATATAGACTTTGAAACCCTCACAAGCTCATCATCTGACATACCTGTTTTATAATATTCATCAAATACATATATCCTTTTCTGCTTTTTATCAATATGTAATTTTATCAAAGCATTAGGATCTGATGAATAACCAAAGTCCATACCACAGTATATATTGTTAAAGCTCGGGATTTGTTTAGTCAAATCCTCAGTTTTCCAATTAGTAAACACAATATGCCCAAGTACCCCCCAATTCCCCAAGGAATACACATTGTAGTAATATGGATTTTTCTCATTTTGAAGTCTTAATTTATCCTCGTTGGTCAACATATCATTATCTTTGTAAGTGGTTTTTAATATACAAACCTCACTATCTTCATAGCTAGTCTTATTATCCTCCCATTTTCCAAAGAACTTTTTATATATCCAATGACTTTTAAGAATAGGATTAAAAGCAAGAATTATATATTTATCATTTAGAGAAATACCTCTCAGTCTTTTTGTAAGCTGCATATAAGCATCTTCTTTAACCTCTGTAGCCTCTTCTATAAATATTCTTTCCAGTACACCATTAGCAGGTGTTATTGACTTAACCTTTTCTGCATCATCAAGACCTGTAAATAAAATCTGACAATTATTTTCCAAGCAGGTAATAACCATATCTGATTTATTAATTTTAAACAAATCATTTAACCCCATATCTGCTATGGTCTTTGAAATTTGGTTATACACGCTGTTTCTGATTGTCCTTGCCACATTGCGACAACACATCCAATTTACCCCACTCAAGCAATCCAGTATTATTTTTTGACAAATAAAAAAGCTCTTGCCTGAGCTAGAGCCTCCAAAAAATATCTGTGTAGCCTGTTTTTTATTAAGCCAATCTATATACGCATCATTTATTTCAATATTTATGTTCATATTAATCCCTCGGAGTCAGTTTTCAAAAGCTTAATAAAGCTTTAGTCTCAAATAAAAATGCACCTACATTTCTGCAAGTGCAATTTACTAAATTAGCTTATTAATAATTTTTCTTGTAAAGCCTCTTGTAATACTGCTGAAAAATTTATATTAGCTGCTTCTGCTCTGGTATTAAGCCACGCAGGAATTGTACAATTTTTTCTTACAGCCTTATCGCCATACTTTTCAGCATAACTATCCATATCAAGAACGATAAGATTTACAAACCCATTTTCATACTCATCAGCTTTAACATCTTTTTGATTACTTGCCTTTGGTATCTCTTCACCCTCCTCAAGAGAAGTTAACACCCAACCGCTTGCAGCATCAATAGCCATTCCTAAAGCCTCTGCAAAATCTTTACCTTCCGTGACACATCCTTTTAAATCAGGTACAATGACAGTAAAAAAACCATCTTCATCAGGATAAAAACAAGCAGGATAGACCAATTTCATAATAAAAACCTCCATTTCACTAAGATATTTATAATTATCAAATGGCAAGGGCTTTATTCAAGCCCCGCCTGTTTGAGTATTGATTTGGCAGTTTTGAGTCTAAAATCCGTATTGTGGCGTGGTACTGTGACTTTTCCATCTTTTGTAGGGTGTTCATATTGATAATGCGACCCTTTTACATTTACAACATACCATCCATCTTTTTTAAGAATTTTATCAATTTCTCTGAATTTCATCTCTTGCCCTCCTTACATCTTATATTATAACACGCATTATGCGTATTGTCAAGAGGTTTTATCAAATATTAGCTATTTTTTAAACTTTTTGTGCTTACTATATTTATATTAATTTCCTTATCCTGTTTATTAATATTTACATTTTCAGCCTTATCCCTCCACTTGTTAGGCACTCTATTCTTTAACCAAAATATCTGTGCTGTGGTGTCGGGTAATGCCGTTTTTTCTATTTCTCTTGTAACAACAAGCTCATTAGTATCAGGTATTCTTTCTCTTACAACCTCTTTATATTTGAAGCCCACGGCTCTTTTATACAAAGCGTTTTCAACCTGAATATCTACAACTTCTTTTGCCCTTTTTAAGGTGTCACAGATGTCACTATATTTCTTTTTCCATTCAGCTAATGTCTTTCTGGTTATACCCATATTATGAGCGATCTGCTCATCTGTTAAACCATCTCTTGCCCAGCCTTCTAAAAGCAATAAACCCTCTTCGGTTAACCACTTTTCATACTTAGCCATAACACCACCCACTATTTTTAAACAGCAAAAAACACCTTACCGACGGGGAACATCGAGCAGGTGCTCTTCACTAAATTATCCCAACAATTTATGCTATAATATTACCACCTTCAAATAGGACATTCAAGGACATTTTAGGACAAGTTTTAGGCTATATGCTTAAAATTCTATCACTAAACGCCTTTAAGGCGTATCCGTGAAGCCTTGTTATGTGCCTGTAGCTATAGCCCATCTCAACCGCTATCTCTTCAAAATATTTAAACTCAACATAACGCTTGAAAAGCACACTGATATAGTCACTATTGTCAAGGCTATGAATTTCATCAATGATTTTATGCTTTAAGCTCATAAAGCTTTCAATTTGCGCTTGTATTTCGGTTTCAAGATCAACTTTCTTGTCAACCTTGTCAAATCCTCTATTCTGTGTGCTTGCTCGTACCTTTTCTTTTTCGTTATCAATCGCAGGAACTGTATAAACAATCTCTGTAAGCTCTGACAGTTCCTGCTCCTTATTTTTAATTACGGAATTTATTTTTTTCAATCTACCCAAGTATTCTTTCGCTGTCATTTCTCACCCTCCTTGACATTTGACAGATAATCTAGTAAAATGTTTTTATCCTGTGGAGGGGCTGTCAGTAATGACGGCTCTTTTTTATTTATTTGCTTGACACATCAGATACATAATTGCACCGATGATTAATGAAGCTATTAAAAACGCTATCGCTATACCCATATATCGCACCCCCGCTATTTGTTATTATAACTCCCAATGACAATCAACTGCTTTGCTCGCATCTTCGAAGCCATTATTCTGCAACCACTCCGATACTTCGTCAATAATTGCTAACTTAGTACTGTAACTTGTATCATCAAGTCTTATTAACAACCCCTGTTCCTCTAAGTCCTCGTACTCGGCAAGCTTTTCAGTAATCATAACGATAGAATCCTTAAACCCTAAGCGGCGGGTATTTTCATTCATAATAGCAAATCTACCGTTTTCATCGTGTTCCCACTGTGTTAATCGTTTCATTCTTCCACCTCCAACAAGCTCCGGGTTATCGTGGATGTTGCCTATAACTCTATAAAACTCAGCAACATAACATTTATCCATTTCATCATTTTCCATACCCAACTGCTCACCTAGTGGTTTTAGCTCAAATCTTGCCATATCATCATTCCACACTACAAGATGGCTACTAATGTTAACACACTCTTTAGCACAGGTATCGGAGCATTTAAACTCAAGTATATCGTCCTCAAAAATCTTATTGCCGTTTTTGTCGCACAACCCTGTATACTGCCCGACAGTTTCAGAAATGACATAGCCTGCACTTTTTCCGCTCTTCTCTTGCTGGACGATAATATAGTGATATACACCACTGTAGTCTAAGCTCGCAGCCTTCACAAGATTTCCATATACCCAATCACCATTCGCTGTTTTTCCTCTAAATAAAGCTTCTCTCATTCTTCTGCCTCCTTATTCACCCATTGCTTAAATACTTTAATCTCAGTGCAATCATTGTTGTCATAGAACGGACAAATGTGACAGTCGTGATAGTCACAGGTACATATGTTGTTGACATAATACAATAGCTCTGCAAGCTGTTTATTATCCATAGCTCTTATTCTGTCGCCGTTGGTTTGCCTCTGAGTAATATTTTCTTCAATCATTATTATCACCTCTCAAAATTTCCTCAACCCTTTTGAGCTGTTCAAGGGTATACTGCTCACCGCCTCGTGCAAAGAATATCATTTCAAGCCAGTCCACCAACTTTCTTTTTTTCGAATAGTCGTCTATGGCTTGTTTACTTGCGAAGAGTTTTCTTCGAGTACCACAATCTCTTTTCTCAGATAGAAAATTATATGCCTCATCTGTTGCACGAAACCTATTTAGCTCAGTGTTTTGCTCAGGATACCTTGCGACAGAAACATACTTTTTTCCAACCTTAGCAACAACAGCTCTATATATATCAATATGACCGCCGGGATAGCTGTTGTCGTAGATAAATACCTCTTGTCCGACCGTAAAATCACTTAGCTTCATTTCTCTGTCCTCCTGTTCCAATTTTTAGCCGCCCATTCCCTTGTCGCACCTCTTGCACCGGTAGCACCACAGCCTATACACTTCACAACGTAATAGTCATCCGAGCCGATGAGCTTATGATGTTCCATCTGCCATTGCACATACGCATCACTGGTACACGGTGTTATTGTCATCACCTCAGGAAAAGATTTTAAATCTTTTCCACAAAACGGACACGCTTTTAACTCTGTTGTCATTTTTTCTGCCTCCTAATCTCAATCATCAAATAAAGACAACTGTTTTCCTGTTGTTATATCGTCTTCCATCCTACACCTATGTAATCTAAAACTCTGCCCCACCCGTATTTATTACCGTTTTCGTCTGTGCAACAATCATACATCCAGTAATGCCATTCTTTTGGGTTATCCTCTCTAAGTCTGTCAAACCTGTGTGGGCGTTTTTCTATGTGTATACCAAAGCCACACATTGTACAGCCTGTACGCTGTGCTCTAGTTGTGTAAAGAGTGCCGTCAGACTTTTCCTTAATCTCTCCATATGCACTCGGTATCGGCACGTTAAGGTTCAGTGCAAGTCTTAATAAGTCCTGACGTGTAAATATAGCAAACGGACAGCTGCGGATGGTTTGTTTACCGTAATAGTTACAGCCGTTCTTAATAAGTGCCATCTCCCTTTGTCCTCCCTCAGAAGCCATAAGCCCCAAGTAAGGATAACTGTTATGCTCCTTAGCCCAATCGTCGCAAGGCTTTTCTTTGATGTAGTGGCAACACTTAGCTGACACTTTAAAATCAGGGGCTTTGCACTCTAAGTCAGGACGATGCTCTGCATAATTACCGCCAAAGAGCTTTATCCACTTATCAGGCAATTTAATCCTGTTTGAGTGTTTATAGCCTCCTTGTTCGCCCATATCGCCAGTCATAATGGCGTGAATAAATGTGGTTTTATCTGCATCAGGGTTTAGCAAATACTCGATTTTATTCGCCTTAGCCTTGCTAATAACCGGGAATCCCAGCTCATTCAACACCTGTACCTTGCTCTTGTACGGCTTAATCGACTGTACACCCAACAGCCTGTGTACTTTCTGATTGCCCTTATCCTCAGCTATGCTAACCGATATAGCGGGTACATCAATACCTATACTGCGTAAAAAGACAAGTAGCGTTATACTGTCTAGTCCGCCAACGGATACGTGGCAATTGGCACCATATTCTCCGACAATCTTATCGTAAAATTCCCACGCTCTCTGTCTAGCGTGTACCACCTTCGCCTCATAAGGCAAGCTTTGTTTCTGTAAAAATTCGTCAATAGTCATAATTGTTTTTTGGAGTAAACAGCTGTTTTTTTGTGCGCACAAACCTCGTTTTACTCCTTTCAAATTATTTTGTAAATCAATTACTTGTTGTCACGAAAATGTTAACAACACTCCTTAACATTTACGTATACACCGCCCCTGTCGCCGTACCACTTGCTTACCCTGCATTCAACCACCTGCTTGTCATCAGCGTAAGCCAATCCGTTTAAACTATCCAAAACAATCTTAGCAATGTTATCGGTGTCAGGCTTAACAGTAGGTCTTAACCTGCCCTCGATTGCCGCAGAGCGTTTCTTTTTGCTCCAACTTTTTGGTATTTCGAAATATGCGACTATATCAACGGCAATGCCACTAACACCACCGAAAATCGGAAATTGAAGCCCTTTTTTATGTAAAATCTGCAAAAATGACATTTTAATCTTCGTTTCATAGGCTTTTGTGTTACTTGGTGTGTATGTATGCCCTTGTTTGGTAAACCTCGGTCTTGCTTTCCCCTGCGGCTTACCCTCAACAAAAAACTTAATCTGCATCCTCAACCTCCCGCACTTTCACAATCCTGTAACCACGTATTTTACCACTACCTCGCCCACGGCTGTATACAGCATTCACGGGTATACCAAGCTTTTTGGCGACGAAAGCACCGCCACCCACCACAATGGGTAGCTCATACCTGTCGGCGGTGACAGCCATATATATTGTCTTACTCATCCGTCACCACCTCCGTGTGCATTGCAGAAGTTTTTAAACTCTGTCTCGTAATTCAGAGCAGTGTTAAATATAAGGCTTTGAGCATATCTCTTAGGGTTATGTATCGAGTTATCTTCGTTAAGCTTGCTGAGCTTAAGAGTAAGCCAATCTATGTGCTTGTACTCCATACTCAGCAGTTTGTCAACTACATAGCTCTTAGGGTACTTTCTGCTGCCTATAACAACATCCCCCTTTGTCAGGATTAAATCCACCGCTAGGTTTATGATATTATCAACAGCTTCACCCTCGCCGATATAAACAAAATCCTCATAATCGATTTTGTCCTTAAGCTTAGCAACGAAATCATCAACATTCAATCCATCTATCCCATCTATCTGTGTCGGAGTCGGAGTCGGAGTATTATATTCTTGTGATAGATTGATAGATTGATATATTATATTATTATCATTCTCTATATTCTTATCATTCTTGTTTGTTGTTAAGTGCTTGTTAAGTGCTTGTTGACTGCTTGTTAAGTGCTTGTTAAGTTGTTTGTTATCTTCTTCACCTTCACTCTGGTAAAGCCGCCAATTTACTATGGTTATGACAGTTCCTTTGTTTGTTGATTCGTTTGTTAAAAATCCGTACTTTTCAAAATTCTTTAACGCAGTTCTGACCTTCTGTGCTGTCACAGTCTTGCACTTACATTGTCTTACAATTCCATCAACCGAAGTATGAAATTGTCCAGGCTTTAGTAGTCGGATTTCGCCATTAATAAATGTTTTTCTACCTTGGTGATTTGCCATCAACAACAGGGCTATGAATATACGGATTTGGTCGGCTGAGCTTTTTTCCCACAGTAAGCTCTCTAACAAACTCCTATGTAGTTTTATCCACCCATTCACAATATCCCTCTTTTCACACGTTAAAACGGTACTCTGTCGTCCTCATCATCCTCTACAGGATGAAAGCCGTAGTCCTCATTCCCTGCCGTGTCCCCTGTGGAGCTGCTCTGATTCTTACTCTCGCAGAACTCAAACTCCTCAACAATAACATCGGTAGAATACCTCTTGTTACCGCTGTTATCCGTCCAGTCGCTGACCTGTAGCCTACCCGTCACGGCTATGCGGTTGCCCTTTTGGAAGCATTTACCGATTGCTTCTCCACGCTTACCAAAGCATACACAATTTAAGAAGTCCGCTGTCTTCTCCCTGTCTTTGCAGTACGGTCTGTCCACGGCTATACTAAATCGACAAATAGCCATCGGTTCAGCCGCCTGTGTATACCTTACCTCAGGGTCTCTTGTCATTCGACCTAATAAAATAACCTTGTTCATTTCTCTCCTCCGTTCCACATTGCTTTAATTCTGTTCAGCTCCTCAGGCGGTAGCGTTTCTATCCCTACCGCCTTACATTCCTGCACTATCACATCTATCAGCGCTGACATCTGCTTGCTGTCGTACACGCTGCTGCCATAATATAGGCATACGCTTGTATACTGCCCGTTATAGCCCAATATATCACTTTGCCACCCGATGCCGTTCCTAGCCCAACATTCTCTCAGCCTCGCTACACCGTCATCCGATACCTGCACTACTTCACTTGCGCCGCCAATCTCCTTAACGGCATTTTTATATATTCTCGTTTTCTCTATACCGATTTCTTCGGCAAGCCTATCTATTAAACACCCATAGGTAGCTATTCGCATCCAGGGTGCGTTTTTGACGATATTTCAACAGGCTTATGCTTATTTCTCCCATTTTGCTAAGCTCGTCCTTTATCGCCTTGAGGTTTTTATCCTCCACCTCAAAAGCCACGCCCCAACACCGCCTATAGTAGTGTATATTTCCTTAAGCTTGCCTCTAAGCTTAAGCATACTGTACTCCCCTTGATGGGTGCATCCGCTCAAGGTAATCTCTCAATATGCCGCTTTCCTTTGCAAATATATTAGCCATATCGGCGCATTGTTCAGCGCTCATATTGTCGGGTGTTACCTTGTACTTTACATTGCATAGCGTTGCTATCTCTGTAATGCTAAAGCCCATCTTCTGAGCTGTGTCAAACATCTTGTCACTTGCCTTCTTCTGCTCTGCCTTGTTCTGCTTCGGCTTCTCTGTCGCAGGTGTAGGCTTGTACTCATTTCTCGGCTTTTCAGCGACCGTGCCGAAGCTAAATGCTATCTCCTCTTTGGTTGTGTAGCCCTCTCGGTACTGTCTTAGGATTGTCAAGCCTACTATCCTATCATCCTTGTACTCAATCTTGCCCACTTTAAAGCGATCATTGCACACCGTCTTGCCGCCACGTTGCTCAAGGCTGCACTTGCTCACCCATATAAATGGACTTGTGTACAGCTCCCTGCCAATTCCCCAGTTGACGCACGCTCGCTTGAAGCTGTCTGAAGCCTCGCCCTTTTCCTTCTCCGTGTAGCTCTCTGCTCCACAGTCGCTTTTACTGACCCAATAGTCACACTCTCTTATGCTCACCTCACAGAAGAGGTTACCTTTACATTCATAATGTCTTCTCTGCCAGTTGCTCGCTCCTACCGTTTCGTCAAGGATGCTCATATCACACCTAGCATCTTTGTACAATAGCAGCTGACAGCCGTTCTGCTTAACCATTGCTATTCTTACATCTATCTCATCCGCCCTCAGCGGTCTGAATTGTCCGCTCATATTCTCACCTACCTTATTGTGCAGCTTGATATGTACCGTGCAAAGCTCAGCTGCTCGCCCTTATCAAGTGCCGCCTTTATCTTGTCGTTGTCTATGTCCTTTCGGGTAGACACGACCTCCTTCTTATACTCATCAGGTACATTGCTTCTTACAACCTCAAGCTTATCACTTTTAAGCCCGTAGATGCTAAATCTATCGGTCTTAAGCTTCTCCTTACCTGTGGCGGCTATGCTTGCTGCTATAAGGCTTTTGAGGTACTGTATGCTTGCCTCGTGTGACTTCACCTTACCACTCAGCCTGTCGCTTTCCTCTTTAAGTGCAGCGGCGGCCGTTTTATGTGCCTTGATAGCATAGCAAAGGCTGTCTATCTTTTCGTTGTATTCGCCCTCAAGCGCCTCAAAGGTATCTCTCAGCACATCAGTATCAACCTCTTCACCCTCCGCAAGCTCCAAAAGCTCTTGCATATCGTTGCTAATTTCGTAAAGTTCTTTAACAATTCCCATTGACTTTATCCCCTTTCTTGTGTATAATTAAGTTATAATTTTTTAATAAAATTCCTTTCTGAGGCACATTCGATTTACTCAGTCGAATGTGCCTTTCACTTTTCACAGCCCTGCCCAAAACTCTTCATAAGCGTGTACAAAGCGTTTTTGCCAAGCTTCTTTTCTAAGCTTTCTGATTCTTTCATTGTCAAGCTCAATATTTACCTTGCTCCTCTGCCACTCAATCCATTCAAGCAACAGCTTGTACCCTAATCTTGCCACGATACATAACCCAAATATACCAAGCTTTGGCACATAGTCAATCGGCAACAATATGATCGCTAACATTATGTACTTCATCTCAAATACTCCTCCTTCAATCTTTTATTCATCATATT